CATTAGGTGGCAGTTGCCAAGCGTTTATATCCTTGACAATACCATGCTCACCTACATTAGTTACAGGAACTAGACTCATACTTTTGGATATTTAGCCTTTATCTCTGCCACTTTTGCTTGCCAAGCATCTAATCCATTTTCGGTAATAAATTCAAGCTGCTCTTCAGGTCTACCGTATTCCGTCATTCTAGCATTAATCACTTTGTCATTCAATTCTTCGGTATTTCTAGGTGATTGTTCCCATGTCTGCGTCCATGTGCCATTCACCAATACTGGAGTTCCTTCGTTGACATGATGAGCGTCTTCAGATGGTTTAGCAACTTTCTCTACTTCAACGATATTGAAGGCTGCACGAACATCTGCGCGACTAAATGAATCTCTAGGAAAACTAGTGCTTGGATTGTCTGCCTTTAATCTATACATATCATACGGATACTTTATTACGCTTCCATTTTCTACTCTTGCATAATTCATATTTAGCTCCACTTGTGTTTATCTGCTGGATGTAATGTAGCCAATGCTCCCTTACAACCATCTTTAAAAAGAGCCTCTAGCTCTTCGTTTGTTTCTATATGGGGAATTGTTTTCTTATTTTTACTAATAACTATACATGATGCAGTTTCCACACCTAAGTCCTGCATTGCCTGAAGTCTTAGATTACCAACTTCGACAGTGTATTTTCCATCTGTTTCAGTAACGGTTAATGGATTCCTTAAACCTTCCAATGAAATAGATTCTGCTATCTTGTTTTTAGACTCCATAATATCCTGGTGTCTATCCCACCATCGTTGTGGTCTATTTACCCCAAAAGATAAATCTGATACGGGCATCACCATATGGTAAAGAAACCTCATAGATTCTCAAGCTACGTCACGCATCTCCGTGAACATATATTCATCTTTTAGCAGACTCTTAATTCCTATTCTTGACATAACTGCATGATGAGCATCTTGAAATATTTCTGCACATCTATCTAAAAAATCATAAAGGTGAGTTACTGACGGATACTTCCCCTCTTCCACCATTACCTCAACTTCAGCCAAATAATCCGTAATCAGTTTTTTTGCCGTTACCGGATGAATGCCGAATTGTTCCAGATATTCTAAGGTTCCCATATTCATGCCACCAGTTACCAACATATTTCGCAAGCAGTTCCTAAACGCCATACGCACATGGTTTGATATTTCCTCTTTTTCCATGTCCATCTCATCCCAATTGTCTGGAATGTTATGAGATGCTTTAATCTCATCATAAGTATCCTGATACATTGCCAATTCTTTTAATGCACCTTCAACATACATTCTTGAGCGATGCATCTGGTGTTGTATTTCATCTGCCTTTATTAAAGAAAGCTCATCTGTCTTTTCTTTGTATTTCTTTAAACGATAGTTACTCTTGCGTAACTTGAATGCAGTCTCTTCCAGCGCTGCTCTCTTTTTTTCAATCTGAGCCAACACTTGGCGCAGTCTCCGATAGGGAGCATCACAAAGCATCGTCAGTGTCATTAACTGCGATGTAGTTTGTGTTTTACTCTTACCGAATGAATTATTAGCACGATCCATCTCTTTCATTTTTTCTGAAATCTTAGCTAATTTCTTACTATCTATAACGGCTAGTTCTGTATTTAATTCAGAGATAATGTCAAACCCTACCGCAAGTTCCTTACTCATTATGTTGCTCCATTTGAACATCCACTTGTAGGCTCGGTGGTGGTAGCAGTTAAATCTCCAAAATCACTTGCTCCCGTGGTTCCTGTAATTGCTATGTAATCCATAGTCTTATACGCTGTAGCGCCATCGATACCGCCACCAAAAACCCCTCTATCATTTACTCCATTATCAGCGCCCTCTGAACCCAGATTCTTGACTACAGTAAGGTTTCCATGATCCGTAGCATTACCAAGGGAAGTAATTGTGATAACATCTATCCTATCACTTACTGAGGTTGGTGGTGAGCCTTCGGTCCCCCCTGCAGACACCCCACGATCTCCAGTTGCATTGCTCACACTAGACATATTATTTGTTTTATCCTGTAGATTACCAAAGTCATCGGCATTCCCAAGGCTTGTAATTGTGATATAGGAAATGGAGTCTGATTGGGTTGGCGGTGTCCATCCACCCATCCAAACCCCTCTGTCGTTAGTCCCATTATCAAGACCAGATGTTTGAGTCCTTGCGACTGAAGGTAAATCTCCAAAGTCATCGGCATTCCCAAGGCTTGTAATTGTTACATAATCTATCGTACCACTATAACCAGGGACAGGATAAGGTGGGCCAGCATCACCACCCGCAAAAACTCCCCTATTATTTGTCGCATTACTTACAGCGCCAACATACCATCTCCCAATAGACATATCACCAAATTCAGATGCATCACCCTTTGAATCTATAGTCCAGTAATCAATCTGATTGACACCTGACGTCTTGCTGGCTAATAATCCTCGACCATTTGTTCCGTTATCACAACCTCCACCTGTAGCTTTAACTACGACTAAATCTCCATGATCTGTGGAATCCCCCAAGGAAGTAATATTAATGGTGTCAATGGCTTTCGTGTATCCACCTAGACCTCCTGCGAAGTTACCTACAGCCCCAGCAGCAGCCGCAGATGCTGCCATCAATCCTACTTTTTCTGATCCTAATGGCATACTATTCTCCTATTTTACGTCAAGTCCGGCTGGGAATCCATACCATGTAGTTCCAGCGTCTAGTGTTGTAAAAACCAAAATATCTAATCCTGATGTAGTTAAAGTTGGTTGGCTACCACCAGCCCAGTCTACTTCTGTGGGCCAGGTCAGAGTATCGCTACCACCGTTAGTTACAAAGATCGTGAAAGAGCATGACTTTCCAGTAGGCGATGGGTTAGTAAATGTTAACGTCTGATCCCCAGATAGAGTATAAGTCTGAACATTTCCCAAACTTAGATCAACTGCGTGTGCTGCCATAGCCACTTTAGTTTCAGAATAATCTTTTATCTCTGCCCTTGTAGCTAACTGATCTGCAAAGATTGTCTCTCCACTCATCGTTCCACCAGCCAAAGGTAGAGCAGCAATATCTGACAAGACCTCTGCTGCGCTCCTTCCTTCTACCGCTGTGCCGTTAATCCTTAGAAAGTCATCATCAACAACGCCAGTAGAAAACTGTGCTACATCATATTGTGATATACCTTGAGCCACAGCTAGTTCTGTAGAATCAATTTCTAAACCACCATTAGCCTTTAAGTCTGTACTAAATGCTGTACCTGTTAGATCTAGGCCATCACCTGCTGTGTATGTCGTTCCTGCTGCAGTCTGCCATGAAGACGTTCCATCTCCATCTTCCCTAAGAAACTTTGTACCACCTGTTTCCCCTGTAGATAATACCGCAGTACCCTCTGGGGCAAGAGTTGTTACGCCATCTAGTAAGTTAAGTTCTGCTGCAGTTGTAGTTACCGCTGCTGCGCCAAGAGTGGTGAACTGCGCTTGTAATACTTCTTTGATTAGCCTGAGATGATCGTCCCCCTGCGATACAGGATCACTAGATGTTGGATTCGTATCAACTAGTTGGCTAATATATGTTGCTGTTTCTAATCCCATGATTAATCCCCTTAAAAGTAGCCACTCGTGTTCATTACTCTTAGCTCAGAACCAGAGTGACGATCTTTGTCATCCTGAACTTGTAAATCGTTTACAGCTTGTCTGTAAGCTGTAGCCCATAACTGCACCCTCTGGTCATTCATTAAGAATGGTTCTGCCTCTAATAGAGATCCATATAAATATATATCAGGATTATATGTAAGCATACTATTAGTTGTAGCAGCAGGGGTTAATGCAGGTATCCGTTTATAATACAGCATAGAATAACCGTCAGCAGTTGCAGGTGACGGCCCAAGTCTAAAGTTCTCACCAATGATGGTGAATGACTCTGGAGTTCCACCAGTAGATCCAGCCCATATCCTATTCATTATCTCTGGTGTAACATAAGCTAATGGAACTATAGGGTCAAGAGTCAAATGGAATGTTCTTGCCTGTATATAATCTGTGGGTAATGCATAATCTCTAGTTCCCGCTACCAATGTGCCAGTAGCAGTTGTCTCCATAAGACGAAGGCGCAAGTTACGATTTATTCTTGCTTCAGCTAAGTCTATGAATTCTTGTATTCTGTCAGTTAAATCAGATCTGTCTAACCAGTTGGCTACAGCAGTCTGAAGTTCCGCATAAGTTCCTATGGCCATTATCTTGTCATCTCCGCAATGTATACTGTTCCAGCAGCAGATACCTGTAAAGCGGATACTTTCTGCCCCGAACTAATACGCCAATAAGTAGGCCAATCTTTCTCTTGATAACCCTCACCAACAGGATCGTATTCTTTCCACGAGTTTGTTTGTTCTGCCCAGGTTCCTGTTACTGCGCTCCATGCGACATTCTCTACCTCTCCACCAAACGCAAGATAAGCGTCTTCTGTAGCTGTTATCATTACAGCATCAATACCAGAGCCAACCGCCTCTGCCATTTCGGTAGAGGTTGTAGAGGTTGTTATAGAATGCAATTTATTTGCAAGTCTATAAATATCTGGGTCAGAAATTCTCATTCAGTCAATTCAGTAATATATACGACAGAGTTGCTTGATCCTGCTCTTAGCCCTGCAACTTGATCTCCGCCACTAACGCGCACATAATGAGGCCAATCTTTTATAAAATAGCCACAAGAGCCAGCCGTAGCTGCATCGCCATGTTTTGTTATTTTAATAAATACAGGCTCACTTGCATTAATTATAATTGCGTTACATTGTGCAGATATAGCATCACTCAATAGTACCGAGCTATCAGTAGCGGTAAACGTATAATTAAAATTGTTTAATCTATATAAATCTGCCATCATTATTTCCTCTATAGTTTTGTTGGTGCAGTTCTAAAATATTTATTATCAGGATCATTTAAATACCTAGCTAGTAACTTAGGATCTTTATCTATAGCTCCGTTAGTTTCTTTCTTCCACTGATCGTAGACAGTCAATGGTATAGAAGCTACTTTATGCCATTCACCCATCTTTCCTGCAGTTAGCTTATCCCCAAATAGATTATAATCTCTTTTGTTCTGTTCTATTGTAGGCTCTACATCTTGATGAGTAGTTATAGATACAGATCCATCAGGCTCTTCAATCCATTCCTGATACCTGTATGGCATTACATCTAATATTTCTCCAGTTCTTCTTTTCATCCCACTAAGAACCCCTTACCGCCTATAGCTCTGGTTTGATCTTCAGACCAATCCTTTAGATGCTCTTCAGCAGTTTTATGTTTTGGCTTCTCTGGAGTCTTCTCTTTCTTCGCTCCGAATGCCTTCTCTAATTTACTATCTTTTCTCTGAACCATAAAGTCATCACCCATTTTTCACCTTCATGTGGTGGCAGTCCTTGATGCAATGATAAGTCATGTGCCTTATTATTTTCATCTACATTACCAAACATTAGAAGTCTTCCGCCAATAGCTCCGACTACTAAGTTTAATTTAGGAAATGCAGTAGAACCACCAACAGCATTATTTAAATAAACTAAACATGTTAATATTCTTTGCCCACCATTCTCAAGATATACCCCATCCAAAGCATCATAATGAGGCTTATACTCTTGATCGTTAGTATATCGCAAAACATTTATAGGCTCTGCTCTTTCTAACGGAATAGCTGCAATGTCTGCAACTCTCTTACATAACTCTGGAAAGTCAGAGTGAGGAAGAAATACACCATGAGAAGTTCTATCTTTATCAGGAACTAAGCCATCATCTGTTGCAACTGTACTTCTTTTTAGCTTACTTCTGGAATGCTCTATCACTTGTGAACATTCTTCTAAAGAAAGAATTCCATCAACTACCGCAATGGTAGGAGTCTTTACATATACAAACATTACAACTCCTTATTTAAATGGATTCTCCACTGAGTGTTTCGGGCTATTGCCCGGATTCTTATAACCACTCTTTCCTGAATCAAGAGATTTTATGATCTTCTTTATTCCTTCACTTCCCCCTCTATGCACAGGCGAGTATAAAGTGATTGGACCTTCTACTTCTTTTTTCTTTCCCATTATCCTTTCTCTTTTTGATTGTCTTGGCCTTTGACGGTACCGCCAGTGCCTAGTTTAGAAATGATACCTGTAATACCACCATAGGCATCTCCTGTACTTCTGGAAGCCTTATCAACAGCTTCTCCTACTTTGTTATCTGAAAAACTATAACCCTTCATTTGTTTAGGCATAACTATCTCCTTACGTAATGTAAAAATACTTGGGCTAATCTACTGCCCTCAAATTCATCCCTCCAATGAGGGCTTTCTATTCCTTTATAAATAAGTCCATCTCCTTCTTCTAACTCTACTTTATGAACTTTATCCGCAAAATGATTATCATTGCATGTTTTTAAATAAATAGGCCAGATATTTTCATTACGCTCTCTCTTTAAAGTTAGAGTGATACTGAACTCACAACTAGGTTTATCTGTATGTTCCTCTAACTCATCACCATTTTTATAAACTCTTAAATAAGCATAAGTTGGCCTTAGTTTTGTGTTAGCAAAATTCTCCACGTTGGGCAAGAAATGATATAGCAAGATTATCATTGCCGGATCGTTATGCCACGCAGGAGTATTTGGTATCTGATCGTCTACAAACCCATGCGTCTCTTCAGTAGGTATGGAGTTAGGATCTGTTGCCTTAGTGAAGGCATATACGCCAAGAAAATCCAACAGTTCACCAGTTAATAACCCCCTTGCTATTTTAAAATTAGTAGGCCCAAGAGACATAAGAATATCTAGCTCCTTTTGTTACAGGCTCTACCCTATGTGGGTACATAAAGTTAGATGGAAATATAATAATATCACCAGTCTCGAATGGTATAACCTTATCACCCCACATTACAAACTCACCACCTTCAAAGTTATCATTAAGCTGTCCAACAACAGACAGCATTGGTATTCCTTTTACCTTACCATCAAACAAAGAGCTGATATGGTCACAGTGTTCAGCCATCTTGTGAGTCTCTGCATACTTTAGAAACTTAACAACCGAATATCCATTCCACCCATCAAACCATTTGTAGCCAAAACTTCTAACATACTCTGTTAATGTAGAGGAAAGTTCTTTAATAATAAAGTTATTAGTCTTAGCAAGATCTTCATCCCAAGCGGGGCTTGTAAACCCTATGAACTCTGGCTCAAGTTCGTGCTTAGACTTAACTTCTCTCTGCCATCCAAACCCATGTTCAGGATCATTTGTTTCATAACCAGTAAAATCATGACCTTCCCATTCACTTTCTTTTAATTTTTCTATGGTAGACTTACAGAAGCCTTTACTAAGGAAGTTCTTTTTATGAAATAAATAATCTTCTATATTTTTCTTCATAGATAAGTGGGGGTTTTTACACCCCCACCTTTACACCTATACGTCAGCCAAGAAACCACTTGATGCTTGGTTCTTAGATTGGAGTCCGTACTCAGCCAGAATCATCTGCTTTATACTGTCCCCAGTCCTCGCTAGACTTTCGGTCATGAACGGTCGTAGATACGACACAGCCCAGAAGTCAAAGTCTATAAACCAGCAATCACGCGCTCTTTGGAATCGATCTGGAATTATTTTAAAAGTTCCAAAATCGGAAACATAAACGTCAACAGAAGCCACAACGTGAGCAGGAGCAGACTTATCTGCTGATGTCCTTAGTTCTGACACTGTTTGAGTTAAGGCCGAAATAACCTGCTTATTAGCAGAGCCAACAAGAATGGTATCCGGTGTTCCACCGCTATCAAAGCATTCTTTGATTACGGTCTTCATACCGGCTTCGGTTAATGTTCCAACTGATGTAGCATCACTAGCAGTATCCGTACCATTACCACTAGAAGCAGAACCTAGCCCCGGTGGGGAAGGTGCGCCTCCAAGAGTATAGTAATTGGTAGCTACCCATGCGCCTAGACCTGCTGTCACTCTCGCGGTTGCAGGGCCGGGGCTTGGACCAGCACCAGCGGATTGTGCTACGTTATCCATCAACATCTTTTCCATATCACGCTTCATTTCTTTGGCGCGTTTCGCTAACTGATACGCTTGGGAAGATTTTCTACCTGCAAAATTAACCGCTTCGGCTGTTCCAGAAGTCTGGACTGCTTTAACGGAAATTTGCGT